GACATGACTAAAAAAGCAATGGTGGAGTTACACAAAGAAGGTATTACACCACATATACAAGTGCATGATGAACTTGATATATCTGTAAATAATAATGCAGATAAGATCAAAGAAATTATGGAGTCTGCAGTTAATTTAAAAGTACCTATCAAAGTTGACTATGAATATGGTAAGAATTGGGGTACAATAAAATGAGGATAAATTATGGCATATTTAAATGTAAACATACCACCAACTTATGCACAAATAAAAAGGGAGTATTTATATGATCTTAAAAAACATAGGGGAGAAGTTGAAGATTGCATTATCTTTGGTCTTAGCGCTCTTACAGGTAGGGCTATATTATTTCACGCTATTATGGAAAATGGCGCAATCTTTTATCGCCTCCCAATTAGCGCGTTTATTCAACGTGGTTTCGAAGCAAAAAACGTACCAACCAGAAGACTTGATGAACTACAGCTTTGGAATTGTTTCTCTTATTATCCTTCTGTTCATCGTTGGGATATACTAGATGGACAAGCTGGTAAATACATAGGTAAAGATAAAAAATGGCACCCAGGTAAATATTTATTTACTGTTGACTTTGCACATCCAGATAGTAACATACTTGACACTGACCATTCAGAGATACCGCACGAACATAAGTGCGCCCACATAATTGCATTAGACGACGGCAATTTTGCAGCACAACCAAATAATAGATGTATATGGGATATACCTTCTTTTACAGTGAAAGATACAATCCCTGATTGGAAAGTGCAGACCTCTGAGTGGAATGTAGAGGATAGCAGAGCTTGGCGTACAGAGGACACGGACAAGTTCTTCTATGAAATAGAGGAAAAGAAAAATGATTAAAAAAATTTGGAAAAAAATCAAAAGTTGGTTTTGGCCTAATTAAATGATTGGGGGTTGTTATGGACTACAAGTTCACAGCAATACTAATAGTTTTATTGTGTTTATTAGCTTTCTTCGTAAGACCAAATCAGTCATCGTTGCAAGTTGATCCAAAAGATTATATAATCCCACTACCAAAACCAAAACATGAGTAATAAACCTTTATCAATATCTGAATCTGCTGCTGTGCAAATGCCTATGAAAACGGTTGCTAGTTTGATCGTTATCGTAGCACTAGGCACTATGGGTTATTTTCAGATTGTAGAGCGTATCAATATCGCTGACACCAAAATAAAAATAATGGAGCAAGACGTTGAACAGAATACAGAGTTTAGAATTAAGTGGCCACGTGGACAAATGGGATCATTGCCTGCGGATTCTGAGCAATACATGATGTTGGAGGATTTGTACAAGACCACTGATCGTTTAAATAAACACATCGAGTCAATGGCTTTAAACAAAGTAAATATAGAATTTTTAACAAAACAAATGGACAAAGTTTTAGTAGACATTGAAAAATTAAAAGATGCTAACAGAGATCTTGGCTATACAAATGGTAAGTCACAATGATAGAGGCTGTAATTGGATTACTTATGTTTGTAAACGGAGAGATTAAAGAAGCTCGTTTGCAAACCTCGATGGCAATTTGTTTACGCGGTAAGCGTGAAGCAGAAAGAACCTTTTCTGAATCTGTTACTTACAAATGTTGGAAAGGTAAAGCAGAATTAGAGGATAATATTGATGGCTCAAAGTCAATCAAAAAACTCATCATCGAATAAGGCTGCAAAAGAATTAAAAGATAGACGTTATCATCAGCGTGTGGTAAAATCTAAAAAAGTTTATGACAGGAAAAAATTTCAAAATAACAGCAGAGATAGTTAATGGTATCTGCCCAACTTGTGATGAATATACACCACTAGTTGGAATCACCAAACAATTTTTTAGATGTCTAACATGTGGATCCGATTTAGAACAAAAAGTAAATGGTGTTATAAGTTACATTCCCAACTTGCATAAACATTCATTAGTAAGCGATGTAGAGAAATATTTCGATGGCGAAGAAATCTAAATTTGGTGTTAATAATTACGTAAAGCCTAAACCTAGGAAAAGACCAGGTAGACATAAAAAAAGCCCCAATAAACACGAAAAAAGAATGGGTAAATACAGAAGATAGTATTTGACTTTAATCCATTGATATCCTATAAATTAATGATTCCTGAGCAAGAATTATAATAACTGCTCAAAACATACAGGAGAAAAAAATGAAGAAAAAAAACAATGGTGCATTAACAACTATTCTAGGTAGAACAGTTGACTTTGATGCACTAAAAGCTAGTGGTGTAATAAAGGTTTTGTATGAAAAAAATCATACAAAGTTTACATTACTAGATAACAACAGAGACATCGATGTTAGACATGTTGCTGCCCTAATGGCTTCTATGAAAAAACATGGTCAATTGATGCCTATCATTGTCAATGAAAAACTTGAAGTGATAGAGGGTCAGCACAGATTAAGAGCTTGTACTGAACTAGGTATACCAGTTGCGTATATAATTAGTATCAAATCTAGTGGTAAGGACATAGCTGTGTTGAACAACTCACAAAAAGGTTGGAAGAATAGAGATTATTTAAAACATTATAATCATAGCAGCTATTCAAACTATAAAGAATATAAAAAAATTGCAGATTTTTTTGAAAAATATTCTTTACCTTTCCATACAGGTCTAATGTTATTATCTGGTATCGAGTTTAAAAACAGAGGTAATGATAGAGGACCCATGCCATCTTTTAGGGAGGGTTCTTTTAAAGTTAAAAACCTAGATAGAGCTTACACTATTGGTGCACAACTAGAGAAGTTTAAAAGTTTTGTGCCAAGATTAGTTAGAGTTAATAAGTTTTGTTTAGCTTTTACTAGAATATCAACTTTAGAAAATTTTTCTGTTAAAACTTGTTACGAACAGATAGAAAAATATTATAAAAAGTTTGATGGGTGTGGCAATCAGCAGTCTTGGGACGAAGCTTTTGAGTCTGCTTACAACTATAAACTATCAAAAAAGAAAAAGATCTCACTACGAAAAGAGGGGTTTTAAATAATGTGGGGGCTTAATTGCCCCCATAATTTTTATGAAAAAAGAAAAAATTATTACAATTAAACCAAAAGGCATATCTCAAAAACAATATAGTGCTTTTTTATTAGAACTTAACATAATGAAACGAGAGTGGCGACCTTATGGTGTTGATTTAGAAATAAAAGCACCAGGATTAAGAAATATTTTAAGATGGGGAACATATGACTATTCAAAAAAAACTTGATAGATTAGCGATTCTTTTTAATATAACTAAAAATCCACGATATGAAAGACTTTGGTATAAACTAATAGAAAGGAATTATGGATCTAATAATTCTCAACGATGGAATATATCAACTCATTCCTGTAACAAAGAAAATGTTAGAGGGAATAGAGTTGATAAGTGAAATAAATTGTTTTGATCTGTGTGATATACTTAGATTAAAACTAACTGGCTATGTAGATACTTTAAACTTACACATTATGAATGATGGCAGTGGGTCTATGATCGGTTGTATGTGCAGATGATACACCTACCCTAAAGAGAGAGAAGAAAGGGTAGGTAATGATGAGAAGATTTTTTCCCATACCATTATTTTGCCATATTGTCAAATTGTGTTCTGTGGTGTGCAGGTAAACCTAATAAACATGCTATGTTCGTTGACTTCTTTTCTACCGATCTCTCGCATTTTCTTTTTTGACTCTTCGTAACCAAACATCAAGCAATCATATTGAGTATTAAATAGATCCGGCCATTGATGAGGAGGCATACATATCTGCTGCGTTTGTGAACAAAGAATTAAAGCCAGAACAAATTTCATTGACAATCCTAGAGAATATCCTATATTATACGTTAAAATTATGAAAGGAAACAATTAATGACCGATATGACCAAATATAAAAATGTCTCACTTCAAAAAGAAACATATGCTATTTTAGAAAAGTTATCAAAGGTATTATTACCTGATGGCAAATTGTCTATCTCAAAAACTATTGAGGTCTTAGCAAACAAAGAGGCGAAAAAATTAAATGGCAAGATTAAAACTTAATCAATTAAAAAAAGTAATTTGCTCAGTTTGTAAGGGTAATGGTTACTTAAAGATCAAACAAGTAAATAATTTTACAGATACTATTCACCAATGTTGGGTTTGTGATTCTGAGGGAGAGCTATATGAAAAAAATGACACTAATTATATTGGTGACAATTCTATTAACAAGTTGCACTAAATTAAAATTTGATGGCTATGATCCATCAACTGCGATGGTTAGGTGGATAATAACTAGTTCGCATAAATGATAAATAATCTTAATATGGCTTATGTTGCGGGGTTATTTGATGGTGAGGGTAGTATTCAATACAAACAATACATGCGTAAGAGAAAGCATAACATAAAACCATATCCCACTTGGTCTATTCGAATGGAAATTGCTATGACTGAAAAAGCCCCCTTAGTTTTTGTAATGGAAACTTTAGGTTGTGGAACAGTGAACTCAAGAAAAGTTAGACCTGGAAGAAAAAAACAATGGCGTTGGCGTTGCTGCCACCAAGATGCCTATTATTCTGCGTTGTTGTTACAACCCTATGCTCATGTAAAAATACAAAAATTAAATAAAATTATAGAACATTACACAAATAGAAAAAATATGTTTAAATTTGACGATAAAATAGTTAGGTTAGAGGATTTTAGGAAAAACGATGAGCTTGGATAGAATAATGTTAAAGATATATCTGTGGATCATGGGTTGGTCGGGTAAGATTAATACTTGGGCTTGGAACAAACAAGTAACAATTGTTAAAAATAAACAACAGAAAGAAAACGAAGAATATCTAAAAGAATTAAAGAAAAAACTATGACTGCTGCGTATGGGTTAGGTATGTTTGGATATAGTATGATCTGTTTAGTGATCGGTTGTACTATAATATATTTTGTATTTAAAAATTTAAAATGATAGATAAAAATAGAAAAAAAACACTTACGATAATAAGTTTAGGCGCAGGAGTGCAAAGTTCAGCAATGGCTTTGATGGCAGCAAAAGGAGATCTCCCTCCTGTTGATTATTGTATCTTTGCAGATACAGGATTTGAAAGTAAAAATTGTTATTTATATTTAGATTCATTAGAAAAAATTTTACCTTTTCCAATACTAAGGGTATCAGCAGGAAATATTAAAGAAGATTTGGAGGATTACATTAATAAAGATAAACGTATGCCTAACGCACCCTTTTTTACTAAAGAAAAAACTACAGGTAAAAAAGGTATGCTAATGCGTCAATGCACGGATGGATACAAAATTCAACCAATTAGAAAAAAAATTAGAGAATTATGTAATGTTGGATATAGAAAAAGATTTCCAAAAGATAAGTATGTTGAACAATGGATTGGTATTTCAACTGATGAGATACAAAGAATGAAACCCTCAAGAGATAAATATATTTTGAATAGACATCCATTAATTGAAGCAAAGCTATCAAGACAAGATTGTGTTGATTGGATGAAGAAGAATGAATTCCCTTTACCTAAAAAATCTGCTTGTATATTTTGCCCCTACCATAACGATAATTTTTGGTATGAAATGAAAAAAAATAATAAATCTGAATTTGATGAGGCAGTAAAAATAGATAAATTAATTAGAAAAGGAAATAAAAAATTAACAAGTGAATTATATTTACATAGATCATTAAAACCCTTAGATGAAGTTGAGTTTAATAAAAAAGAAACAGATAAACAATTAGATATGTTTAATAATGAATGCACTGGTTTATGTGGGGTTTGAATGAGAGAACTGATTGAAAGTGTGATTGATATAGGATCTGGTTTAATTATCGCCACATTATTACAATTGTATATTTTCCCATTCTTTGGAATGTACCCCACTATTTTAGAAAGTTTTAATATTGCTGTTATTTTCATGTGTGTATCAATGTTCAGATCTTGGTTGTGGAGATTATTTTTTAGAAGGTTTAAATGAAATACAACAATAAATATAATTATGTGGACGGGAGACAGATTACATTAGATGGATACAGAGTTTATGATGTAAATGGTGCTAGATTGCCAAGTGTTACAACTATATTAGGGGCTACCAAAGATCAGCAATTTTTAAAAGATTGGATTGAAAAAGTTGGTGAAAAAGAAGCTGAAAGAATAAAAAATCATAGTAGTAGAAGAGGAACTTCCATGCATAAATTTCTTGAATCTTATGTTACAGGAGTCGGTTATGATGATCTTACAGAATTTGGAAAAGAGGCTAAACCTATGGCTAATAAAGTTATAGAAATTGGTCTTGCACCGGTTGAAGAGTATTATGGTTCGGAAGTTACATTGTATTATCCAGGACTATACGCTGGAGCTACTGACCTCGTTTGTAATCATAATGGCATGGAAACTATTGTAGATTTTAAACAAGCCAATCGCCCTAAACGTAAGGAATGGGTAGAAGATTATTGTTTACAGATTGCTGCATATGCTATGGCTCACGATTATGTTCACGGATCCGAGATTCGTCAAGGAGTGATCATGATGTGTACGCCAGACTTATATTACCAAGAATTTAGGATCACGGACCATGAATTAAGGCAATATAAACATAGGTTTTTGAAAAGATTGGACATGTATCATGACCTAAAATTTGATGAAAAAGAAAAGGCAAAAGTAAATATAACAGAGGAGGACTTTAAATGAAACGTGAGATAGATGGTTACTATTTCGATGGCGAGAGATCATGGATTTTGTATAAAGATGAAGATGGAAACACTGAGATGGAGGAATGGAAAGATGAATGATGCACTATTTAGAGCGCTTTTTAAGAAATATGAAGCAATAATCGAGGACTCATTGTATAAGATTAACTCTTTTAATGAGAACAATATAATTATACCAGAACATATAGATATAACTGGTGAAATAGATAAATTGTTACTAATTATTTCTGAAGCAGAGGATAAATTGTCCGTAATGAGGAAATATTACGGCAAAAAAGAGGCAGAAAAAGAAATACTATAGTTTTATTTTACAAATTAAAAAAATATTTTTTTATTTTATGAAATAAAGTGTACTTTGTGTACTTTTAGTAGTTTTTTAGCATAAAATAAGGCTTTTTATAGGACAAATTATGGTACACTTTTTGTTTTTTGGTACATATTAATATGTACTAATACAAAATCGCTATCGCGTACGCGAAGCATATTTTAAATAAATCAATCTGTGATATAAACCTATACATGCCCAAGAAAAGACGAAAAAGAATTGCAGCTGATAGCTCTCCCGATATACCTTTTCCTAAAGTCAGAGTGGAGTGGATTGATTGTGTCAGTGACTCTGGCTGGGCTACCGAAAAAGAGTTCGATAAAATGAAATTAGCAAGACCAGTTAATGAAGGTTGGTTATATTCCAAAGATAATAAATCTATAAAGCTATTTGCATCCTATGACCAGGATGAAGATGGGATTACTTTTGGGGATCGGACGATGATTCCACGAGCTTGGGTGAAGAAGATTCAGAAGATTTAGTTGGTGTTACATCTATTATCTGTGAGTAATCATCTAAAATCTGTTTCATCTTTGCCTCTAACTCTTGTTCTGACATATCTTCTAACTTACCTGTTTTAATTATTTTTCTATCGATATATAAACCAGCGGCTTTACCGCGATTTGTTTCTGCATTAACTGCCGATGAAAAAGAACCTTTTTTGAGTGCTGCCTCTCTTAATCTTGCTAGTTCAGAAATATGTCCATCATAGGTGACTTCGTGTTTTTTTAATCTTTCTTCTTTCAACTCACCTATATGTTTCACTACGAGTGGTGACAATTTAGGGTTAGTAAGCTCAGATCCTTCTTGTCTTGCTCTTTTTGGAGAATAACCTGCCTTGAGAGCCGCCTCTGTTTTAGTCATCGGACCATTTTCATCTCCAAACACTAAAAATTCAGCAAATCTTTGTTGCATCTCTGTTAATCTCTTAGGAACGCCCATAGTTGACTTTTTAAGGTAACACTCTTATAAAGTCAACAATGAAAGTTTACAGAAATTCTAAAGATTTTTCAAGTATAATAGAGGGATATAAGACTTTAGTAAAAATGCAAAAACAGGAAATTTTTCAATTAAATAAATATAAATCTGAGGTTATTCAACTACAGAATTTAATAGATGGTTACAAACAAATAATTGCTGAGCTTACAGATATTATTAACAAAAAATGAAAACTAAAGAAGAATTAAAACACGATAAAACAAATTTAAGTTTTCAATGTTCAAAAATAATGAAATATTTAAGAACACCTAAAGACATTTGGCAAGATCTAACTAAGGAATTTAATTTTACAATCGATTGCTGCGCATCACATAATAATCATTTACTACCAAGATATTATACTATCGATGATGATTGTTTAACTAAAGATTGGTCTGGTGAAGTTGCTTACATACACCCTTTATTTGATGGCAAAATAGGAAAATTTGTAGAAAAAGCCTACCACACTAAAAATTTTATTGGTGTTTTTCTTCTTCCATCTTCAACACACACTAAATATTTTCATGAGTGGATATACCATAACCCTAATTGTGAGGTTAGATTTTTAAGAAAACCGGTAAAAGGTTTTAGGTTTGGTCATGATGATGGAACCGAAGACGATCCAACCAAAATAGGTTACATTAAACCATTAATGATAGTAATTTTTAGAAACAAATAATTATGTACGTCAAACATTTACAAGAATATTTAGAAAAATTTACTGAAGGTCAGAATGGTCGTAGAGGTAATGCAGTTAGTGATGCTAAAATTTACATTATGACTAAAAAAGGTTATTTAGAAGAGATTAAGAGAATAGAGGTACATCAAAGTAATAACCCATTAGACTCTTCACTACGAGTCGTTTTAAAACCAAATAGGGAAGAAAAATTAATTTTACCTCCAGGATTTGTTAGGGATTATTAGGGGTGTAGGAGCGAAACACCCCCTAATAACTTTACTTTGTTTCCAAAGCAAATTTTTCTAAATTTTTAAGTCTTTTATCGATAATTTTATTTAATTCTCTTTGTGACTCGATAATTTCTTTAATATTATTTAATGCTTTTAAAATTTCTGCATCTGTAAAAATTTTATTCTCTGCCATTTTCCCTCCTTTCCTTTAATTAGTTCTCTAATTCTTGTCCCTCAAAATCTGATTTACAATCTTTACAAGTCCAATCTGTTATCAAATCAACTTCGTGAAATTTTTTATTCCATTGCCATTTTTTATTTACATATATTTTAGATGAATCACACTTAGGACAATGTATTCTTTCTGTTATGGAACATTCAGACATATCACGATCAATTCTTTTCAATGCTCTAAATATTCTTTCTTCTTTCTTTGCTTTTTTGTGCACTCCCATATTTACACACACTCCGAACAATATTGTGAATTTATTTGGCTTTGATTTTTGTATAAATAATTACTACACTTTTTAGCCTTACAAATAATTGTGCCTTTCAACATATTCTTTTTTTCAATCTCAAGTAATTCATCAAAAGTCTCATTACCTCGTAACTTGACACCATTAAAAGATTTTAATTTTTCCACTTTCTTATGATCTATTTTCATCTCTCCCCCTTTTTAGCTTTCATAAAAGATTTATGTAATTGTTCTTGTCTAAACAACTCCTTATCTATCTGTCTGATCCTTATCTCTGACACCACAAACAAGATAAATCCGAATATCAGTAAGAACAAACCAATATATAAGATTAAATTATAGTCTATCATTTTTGATCCTTATCTTCTATTCCTCACTTTCTTTTTGTTCTCTTGCATTTTCTAGTTTTGTAATTTCACTAGCTTGTTGCATCCAATATTCAATACACGCTTTTTTTATCGAACTATGTATTTGTTTTTCTTTTTTTGGATTGTTTTCATAACCCACAACTTTAATATGAGTATCCCACCAATTTTTTTTCATTTTATTTCCTTTCTTTT